GTCTGATCGTTTAATATTGAAGAAGGCTTTCCAGCATAGGCGTTATAGTGGTTAAGGCAGATTTCTGAGGTTATCTCTTTTTCATATATGGCTATTACGTTGTATAAGTTTGAGGGGGATCCTGAAACATTATAATTCATTCTAATTGTTGTAGAAATTGGATTAGTAAATACTATTGTAATAAAGGCTGGCTCATTATTGGCCAAAACGGATGATATTGAGGTTGTTGCCGTTTTGTCTACCCCGTTAACATACCAAGCCTGAATGTTAGTTTTTGATATTGTCCCATTGGCAGCCCATTTAAACTCTGAAGAAGAGGATCCACTAGCTGGTGCATACAGAAGTATGTTTGCTTGAGATATGTCTGCTGGAGTTAAGAAAAACTCTATTGATTTAATTTGTGATGATGTAGATATATCAAAGCCGATGCCAGATTTTGCCCTTATTCCATTCATTTCATTTCTAGATAAAATTGGATAATTTAATGAGCCGAGGTAGTAGTCTGAGGTTGAAGATATTTTATCCCCGTAATTGTCTGCATATAAATCGTTGTTGTTGTAAAAGCTGATTGAAAAAAATGATAGTCTTGGAAAATGCTTAGAAGAATCTGAGGTTGACATTGTGATTCTAAAGTATACCTGATTTGCTGTGCTAAAAGATGCCTTAGAGTATTGTGGAAGTGGTCTTCCGTTAATGCATGGCAAATAATTTATGCCGTCTATACTGGACTCAACAGATATTCCTAAATTATTTCTCCATTCAACTTTAGATGTAATTAGTCCAATTTGTGATGGTAACAAAAATGAGTCTTCAATAATAAATGTCTTTGCACCTGTAGATGGATAAAAGGATATTCCTTTTTTTACATTGTCGTAATAAGTATTGTCATCTACAAAGTCTTGCCACTGTTTGTTTATCGGATAAGAGTATTGAAATTGAGTTTTAATTTGTGCATCTGTTCCAGAAAATAAAACCCCTTCGTCTGGGAAAACAACTTGAATTGCTGATGAAGAAATGTTTCCTTGTAAATAATGGCTTCTTACAGTATCTTCTTTTAATGCATATCTATATATAGCTGGAGAGTCTATTGTAAATGTATCTAAAGAAGATTGCGTTGGCCCAATAACAAATGATACGGCTGTGTTAGTAAATTTAAAATAGCTTAACTCTGTTGATCCTACAAGAACTCCATCGACATACAGAGAAATTGATTTTGGAGAATATATCCCGACAAGATGTAATGCTTTTTTTGAATATGTTACTGCATGCCTTACTTCATTAAGTTCTGCTTTAAATACAATGTCACCGTTTTCCCAATACAGCCCTGTGCCGCTATTGCTGTCTGCAAAAATCCTGTTGCTGGAAATACTATTTAAAATGTCTATGCTTACCCAGGCTTCCATGCTAAAATCATTATCTGAAGAATATTTTGTTGCCATTCCAGGAGTCGTGGCTGCCCCATAGTAATTGTTTGTTATTGGAAACGTTATGCTGGATGTACTAGTTATTTTTGTTCCACATCCTCCGCCTGGAATTAAAGGAAGAATGTTTCGTATTGGAGATCCAGAATATGTTCCATTATTTCCGCAACCAGAAGAGTCGGCTGCAATAGTACCTGAAGATTCGTCAAGCTTCCAAAATCCTATTGGAGAATCTTTAATAACATTCAGGTAGTAGGACATGTCGTTTTATGCCTCAGGTCGTTCAAAAAAGAATAATGGTATGCATTCTTTTTGTCCGCTTGTAATTTCTAGAGAAGCATGTGTGAAGTCTTCTGTTGAAGGAAAAAAAATAACGCAACCAGACTCTGGCCTAATGGTTATATCTTGTTGGTCAAAGTATAGTTCTCCACCTTCGTAATTGTCATTTAAATAAATAACAGCAGAAAGAATTGTTTTATTGTCATTTGGATGGAGATCAAAGTGTCTTCCCATTTCTGCTCCAACACTGTAAATTTTAACATCAAAGACGTTAGGCAAATGTGGGGTGTCTGTTATATACAAATGCTTAAAATATTCTGCTGCTAAATTATCGGCACATTGCTTTACTTGTGAAATTAAACTTACTGCTTGTTTATGACCTCTAGAATCATTTTTATTTTCTTCATCAAAGTTAAATATTCCAGTCTTTTGTTTGCCATAAATAAGATCTTCGCCATCATTAGAAGCCCAATCAATCCATTCAGATATTGGGTAATGTGCTACTGGATTTAAGTCTGCAGGAATATCTTCTAAATAGTTTAAGTCTATCGTATTTAATTCTTCAATAAATTTTTCTGTATTAGACATAACCTTTTTAAATATAAATATTTTTTCTGACAGAATTGTAAGGTCTTCTGTTAAATCTTTTACGTCAATTATCATAGCTCGCCCTTCCCTTTATAAACTGGAGTATTACCAGATGATTTATCTTCTGCCCATTGATCATATTGAACATCTTGTTCTTGTCTTGTTTGAGCTAATTCATCTGCCCAATGTTGTCTTTGCTCGTCGGTATACTCAATTCGTGCATCATCCCAAAAGGATCCTATTGTGTATCTTTCACGCTTAACATTTTTAACCTGAGTAACTTCGTGCTCATTTCCATGACCACCTTTAAATATTGCTATCAGTCCAACTTTAGGAGTTATCGCAATGTCATAGTGTTGGAAATTTAATATTCCTCCGTCAAAATCATCATTTAAATAAAGAAATCCAGCATATCGACTTCTTTCAAATGCGGTTGGTTTACCGTCTTTTGAGTTATCAGAATGAAAATCTGCAAATGCGCCTTCGATCCATTTTTGAGCATGGTAGCTAATTTCTGCAAATTTGTGTCCAAATATGTCTTCTCCTGCTTTTTTAAATCTAAATTTTAATCTGTTAAAATAATCTTCTGGCAAGCCAAACTCTGGAAGTGTGGGATCTGAATCCCAGAACCCCATTGCAAAAGAGTCATAAAATGATATCTGATTCCATTTTAATCTGCCAGATGTAACTAGTGATTCTAAATATTTAATCATGGCTTCGGCTTCTTGTTCAGTAATAAAATTTTCAATTGTATAAACATCATCCTTCCATTCTTTAATGGTTGGATATTTATCTAAAACTTCTTTACTAAGCGTTGTCATTTTCTTTTAACTTTCTAATTGTCCAGAACCATGGGGACGTATATCTAGTTCCAGCTGTAACCTTATCTACTCCGTGAATATAGTTTTTGTCTCCTGGGAAGAAATAAACTGCACGTCTTTTAGGTTTAAATGCAATTTTTTGTCTTGGGAAATGTAGCTCCCCTCCTTCAAAATCTTCGTTTAAATAAAATATAGTTCCTAAGTCATACCAAGGAAAATCATTTTCTGTTCCTGCGTCTGGGCCTTCATGCAGTTCTTTGTCTGCATGTGGAAACTGAAATGTTCCAACTGGCCATCTTACTATAGCTGGGTTTGTTGGCTCAGCTTCTAATACGTTAAAAAATTTTTCAATCTCTGGCTTAAGTCTTGCAATAATATTTCTTAGCATGTCTACTGCAACTGGGCTTGCTTTCATTAAAGTATTTAATGTGGCAACTCTATTTTCCCATGGTCGATGATCATAAATAATTGTTCCATTTTCATTAAAATGAGACTCTGTAACATCCCAAATTTTATTGTTACGGGCAAAGTCTTCTAGGAAATCACATTCCTCTTCAGTAAGAAAGTCTTCTATTTCGCCAATCATTTCTGGGCCTTCTCCAAAATAGCCCGACGGGGTAATTGACTGTCTGGCAGTACGAACATCCCTACCGTCTGCTAATGCATCGTAATTTTGAATATTGTCTTCGCTAATTGTACTTTCAAATGCCATTTTTTCCCCTATTCATAATTCTTTTTTTCCCAAGTTTTTTGTTTATAGATTCCACCATAAGCAACCCTATATTTATCTGTTGTCGCAACGTGCCTGTCATACATTTCTTGATTTGTATAATAAATATGTTCTGATGTCCAGTCTTCCCTTTTTATTGGAATAATCTGTGCATAAGGAGTTCCTTTTGGTATTAAGCCAGAAAAGCCTTCTTTTAGAAAGAATGGCATAAGTCCTGGCATAGTATACTTATCGCTATCTATTATACCAGCTACGGTTAAAAATGGTAAATCAAATCTATTTAATGGACTTGTTACTAGTGCGCTATACCCTTTAGGTAATTCAATACCCCAGTTTGGCCACCAATGAAAATGCTTAGCGTGGTAACCGTGTGGATTTTCAAATTGAGGCATTGCGTGTCTTGCGTCACAAAAATCTTTAAACTCTTCATCAATTTTTACAAATGGCTCTCCGTTGTATTGGACAAACATTATGTCTGTAGGAGTTCTGAGTGTATACCCTGTACTAAAAATATCTAAAAGAGCGGGGCAAGACTTGAATCCTAGAGATCTTTCTTCTGGCTCTTGATGAGGATATTGAGCTGGTATGTATTCTCCATCTTCAGCAAGCCAATACTTAGTTGCCTTATTCCACCATTCTGGCATAAACTTTTTAATAGCATCTGGGATGACTTCTTTATATTGCGCTTCGTTATTATAAGGCCTAGCAGAACCAAATTTAATTTTTGGCATTTTTCCCCTTTTCAACAACCTTTAACTTTAAATTTTTTACTTCATGTTTACCTAAATTATTTCCTAAATAATCGGTTGTGTCCCTATAAAAATTAGTCCACTTCTTTTCTTTTGCTAAATTAGAAACAAATTTTATATGGTCAGTTTCATTATACTTGTTTGCAAATTCTGATGCTGGCATGTCTTGAATTGGCTTTATTTCAATTTCTGAATTTTGTAGTTCTCCTAATGATATAGGAAGAATAGATATTATTGGGTATCCCGCTGGGATAGTCATTGCTGTATATGGCTTTGTAATTCTCCAAGCAACTGGAAATTCTGCTGTATACCATGAAGTACTAATTGCTGTTGTGAATGGTTGAGCTCCATCAAAAAAATGATTAGGGGCTGGCATTCCAACCAAGCTTACGTTTTCCTCAGTTTTAAAAGTTATACCAGTTTTAAAGCTAATGGTTGCATTTGCTCTTTCTGTGTAACAATATTTTTCTCCTTTTAAAATTTTAACATGATCTGGGGATGAATCCGATTTCCCGTTCCAGACAAAAACAATATCTTCTGGAAAAGATAGACTCCAGCCCATTGAGTTTGTAAGAGTTACTGGGAAGCAGGTATAGGCATGTCTTTCTGCTGTTTGCTCCATCCATTCCCTTTTAACAGTTAATGGCTCTAGAATTGCAGCGTCATCATGTTTTTTGTATGCAATTATTTTATGCATAGCCTTCTGTGTATCTCTTTTCAATTTCTCTATAGTCTGGAGTATGCGGAGCTTCAAGGTAGTCTAGCATAGTTACTATTGAGTATTTTGTTCCGCTTGTTACTGGCATTGCTGAATGAGAATAGATATAAGAAGACGGGAATAGATACAGGTCTCCAGCTTGTGGTTTAATTTTTAAGTTAAACTTATCAAAGAATAGCTCTCCTCCTTCATAGTCGTCATTTATATATCCAACTGATGAAAGTACGCATATGTAAGAATAGCCATGATCTGAATGTACTTGGAAATGCTGTTGTGGGCCATATTTAACAAAGTTAAATGACTCCCAATAATTAAGTGGCGCTATACCAAAAGCATTTCTATATTCTTCTACTGGCTTTAGCTGGGCCTTGTAAGAGTCTTCCCAAATTTTTTCTAATTCTATTTCAGCTTCTTTTCTGTCTTCTTTACTTACATATTCCATTGATAGCATAAGGCTATCATCGCTATTTCTTTTAATTTTAAAATC